GTTCACGGCGAGGCCCGGGCAAACCCATTCGGGATATTTTGGAAATTATGGAACGTTCCTGGACGGGCAATAGCCAAGCGCAGTCTGGTAAACTAACTTACGATGTTCGTACTAGACGGTTGTAACGACGTCTATCGGTCTAGCGTTTTCCAGATTTTTCAGAAGGTTCTATGACAAAGACAAATAAGAGCGACTGGCAAAAATTTTTGGAATCATTGCCACTGTATGCCGATGCGCCAGACGGTTTTCTGGATGTGGTGAGTTATGCAGAGCGCGCGGGTACGACCCGACCTACGATTCTTAAAGCGATTTGTACGGGGAAGATTTCGAAGAAGTTCTGTGTGGCGGTGCTATTCTCGACGAACCAACGGCGTAAGGTTCTCATCGACTGGAACGCCACGGCCTACAGTTACATCGTCTCCAGGCAGGAGCATACCTGGCCATCTGATTTTGAGAGAAATGACGAGCGCGTTTATCGTCCTATCGAGGTGTCGGCCGGCGCCGGCGCTGATGGGAATGGCGAAGATGGTCCCCCTGTTTCCGGGCGTCTGCTCACCGATGAGATGGAGTATCAACCGGTAACGGACTTGACTTCGGCGAAGCTCCGTGCAGAACAGTTAAAAATTTTGAAAACGCAAACTGAATTGAGGATAGCCAATAATGAACTGGTTCACATAGATGAAGCTGCGTCTATTATGGGGGAGATAGCCATGGAGACTAAAGGGCTCTTGCTTCGGTTTGTCAACGAGGTGGCTCCTATAGTGGGGCCAAAGATATTGTCTGTAGTGGATTGCCGACGTGTTCTCAGGGAGCACTTCATGTCCGTCCTTTCCGCTCTAGAATCAATGGAAGGAAGTATTGGTAAACAAAAGGAATTATTCAATGAAAAAAACAACAAGTAAAATTCAATATTTATGCGAGCATACGGAAAAGGTAGACCCTAAAGAATTAATAAAACATCCTAAAAATATAAATAAGCACCCATCAAAGCAAATAAAAACACTTGTAAAAATAATCAAAAAGTTTGGATGGAGACACTCTATAATTGTGTCAAAGCGAAGTGGTTTCATCGTATGTGGAGAAGCAAGACAACAGGCAGCAATAAAGATGAAATGTAAGGCCCCCGTTGACTATCAGGATTTCAAAACTGAAGAGGATGAATTGGCTTTTTTAGTTGCCGATAACTGGATACCGGAACTTGCAGAAATAGATCCAGAGAAGAAAAAAGAAATTTATGAAGAGTTAAAGCTTGCAGAATATGACATGGAAATTGTTGGATTTAAAGAGTTGAAGATTGAGAACATAACAAAAAATCCAAAAGAAACCGAGGTGCGTGACGAATATAAAAAAATAAACGTAAAAGACTATATAAAAAAATTTAAAAACAGAATTGTTCTATTTTCTGGCGGTAAAGATAGCATGGCCACAGTGGCATGGATGTTTGACAATGGGTTTAGTAACAACGAATTCTCTTTGATATTTAATCAGACACCACTTGACTTTTTTGGTCTTAATGATTTTGTCGTTAAATTTGCCAAAGATAATAGTCTGGAGTTACGAATTTGCAAAAGCAAATACTGCGATCCAAGTGAGTTTATAAGGCAAGTGGAGACAACAGGGCTTCCAAACTATTCGGCCAAGTGGTGTACCGTAACATGGAAAACCCAACCATTGCAGCAAATGTTAAAAGATCTTGATATTCGTGACAGCGATGATTCGGTGTTAATAATTGGGTGGAGAAAGGAGGAGGGGGTAAAGGATGGCGTTGAAATAAATAAACGGGCCACGGCTCTAGATAGGGTATATTCCGATTATCATAAATGTCATATGGCGCGCCCGATCCTTAGTATGAGCGAGGACCAGGTCTACGAAACTGTGAAAAACCACAACTGGAAGCTGTTCCAAGCTTACAAATACATGAAGAGGTTGGGGTGCGTTTGGTGTATGGGTAACACAGCTGATGAATATAAACAGCTACTGGCCAATAATCCTAGTGAATGGTCAAGGGCGGTAAGCATGATTGCCATGGCCAGTAATAGTGATAACGCCAGTAAAGATCGCCTACTGTCTGAGTTAAGAAAAGTATGTGGACTAAGCAAGAATTAGATGCGTGGCTGTGGATATGTGTCACAGCATTATTGTTGGCCGCGTATGATATAGTAATAATCGAAATCTAAAATAAATTACTGATAATTATTTATTATGGGACCACCAGACTATTTTACAAAAGAGCAGTGCATACTTTGGGCAGAGCTTGAGCAAATGCTCGATGAAAATTATTCGGAAGATGTCTTGATGGCTTATATAATAGAATTTACGCGTTGGCAAGATGCTGAACGCAAACTATCTGAAAATGGTGTTATAGTTGGAATGAAAGACAAGAATGATAACGTGATTCCTGTTGAATCTATGCATTTAAAAGTAGCTCGTGAATCAGGGGAAATTGCTCGTAGGCTTCGTAAGGAGCTAGGTCTGTAAAAAGAAATGTCACAACGCGGACGGCCAGTAAAACTCGTTCAAACTGATGGCGTTGAAGACATAGATCTGTCCGCGAAGCGGGCTTTGATTTGGCAAGCGTTCATTCAGGGGATGCAGCTCGAACAGCTCATGGACCTCGACGAATGGGCGGACCGATACCGGGTATTGCCACGTGAAACCTCTTCTGAGTATGGCAATTGGCGCACATCGCGTTTTCCATTTTTACGCAGAATAATGAAGCTCCTGTCACCGAGTTCGATATGTCGGGAGATTGCTATTATGAAGGGCGCGCAGCTAGGGTTTACCGAGACAGCCATCAACTGGATTCTGTACAACGCTCACTGCAACCCCGGCCCCATGATGTATCTCCAGAAGACAGGAGACGCGGCACAAAACTTCAGCAACGAAAAGTTGAAGCCCTCTATTCTGGCTTGCCAGGCCGTTCACGATATTCTCGGTATTGGCAAATCAAAGCGCTACGCGAACAAGTGGGATTATAAAGCGTACCCTGGCGGTTTTGTTCGGTTGGGCGGGGCCAACTCCACGCCTCTGCTCAGGGGTAGTTCTATTGGCCGGGCGATCTGTGACGAGGAAGATTCATATGAACTCAACGTAGGCAAGGAGGGGTCACCTGTTCTGCTGCTAAAAAAGCGCATGGTGAACTTTCCTGACTCGAAATTGTTTAGGCTGTCTACCCCAGTGCTCAAGGAACTCTCCACTATCGAGCCAGCATTTGAGGCGTACAGCCAGGAGCGCTACTACCTCCCGTGTCCTAAATGTAACCCGCGTGGCGACGATGCCGAGTACATGTTTTGGATTGAGTGGGAGCATATCAAGTGGTCAAAAAAATTGAACTCACTCACTGGCCTTCCGACAGAGATCTTTTTAGAGTGTCCAAACTGCGGTGACAAGATCGACGAGGACGAGCACAAGGCCTGGATGCTAGATGAAGGTGATTGGTTTAGCGAGAAGACCGGTATCCGGGAGCGCGTGGGAGACGTTGAGCGCGCGTCGATGCACATATCATCGCTCTATTCCCCGGTCGGATTTTTCAGCTGGCGCAATGCTGTGGCCGAGTGGTTAGAGTACAAGGCCACGAGGGACACTACGAAACTCCAGGTGTTCATCAATCAAACGTGTGCGCAGACATACTATCTACAGGGGTCAGAAATCTCATACAACTACCTTGAGCAGCGGCGCGAGTCATACGCCGGGAATCTAGGTAATTTCGATGTTCCAGCCGGGGCGCTTTGCCTGACGGCCGGCTGCGACGTTCAGGATGACCGCATCGAGGTGGAGGTGGTTGGGTGGGGAATGCTCGATGAAAATTGGTCAATCGACTATGCGGTAATCCCCGGCGACACGGCCATGATGGGGGATCTAAATGGCATGCTGTCAGACGGGCGCCCAAGTGTGTGGAGACTGCTCGATGAGTACCTGTACAAGAGGTGGCGCCACGAGTGCGGTGTAAAGATCCCCATTGAGGTGGCCATGATTGATGCCGGGTACAAAACCGACGAGGTTCACAAATTTTGCCGTCTAAGGGAGGGCAGGCGAATCTTTCCGATCAAGGGTGAAGAGGGCTGGGGCAAGGGAATGTATAAGGCCAACAGGCGTAGACATGAAAAGTATGGAACCTGGCTTTATTATGCCTACAATTTTGAGCTGAAAAATAAAATATACGCTCAGCTCCAAATTGACCAATCAGGGCCTGGGTTTTGTCATTTTCCTAAAAATCAAAAATACGGAGAAGCATATTTTAAAGGTATTACCTGCGAGCGACGTGTTCCTAAGGTTACTGCAGGAAGAACCCGTCTGATTTGGGAAACACCATCTGGCGCCCGCAACGAGCCAATCGACTGCCGGAGTTACGCGCTTGTTGCATTCCTCGCCTACCCGGTTGACATGGCGGCCAGGGCCAGATCAGGGCTGTCAATATTCCAGCCGGCTGCCACTGTTCCGGTCAAGAAGAGGAGGAGGGGAAATCCTGGGTTGTAGCGTCCAGCCGGTGTCTAACCTTGCAAAAAATGCACGGAACTGCACAAATATTACATAATATATGCATTTTTTACATACCAATTTCTATTGTATTTTCATAGATTTGCCAAGCATTCACTTGTCTGTGAAAACTTTTTATAGTAATCATTCCAATTTATTCGTATATTGAGAGTAGAAGGATTTCACGCCGCCATACAGGAGCGCCCAAGTGGCCCTAACCGCGGCAGAAATTTCAGAACTAGAAACCCGTCGAGCAGAGTATATCGTTGCGGAAAGCCGTGTCCTACAAGGGCAGGCCTATTCCATCGGCAATCGGTCCCTGACCCGGGCGGATCTAAAATGGATTCGTGAGGGCATCACCGAGCTCACCTCTCAGCTCAATGCAGCCAACGCTGGCAACATTTTCAAAACACATCGCGTCGTTCCGAGGGATATCTGATGGCTGGGATTGGCGACAGGATCGCGAACGCCATGGAGCGCGCAGGGCCCCTCCTGGACCGGGCTGCCACTGCTATATCCCCTAGATGGGGGGCTGAGCGTCTACGTAGCAGGCTAGCCATAGGCGCGTTTTCACGGGCATCAGAGAGCGGCTACGTCGTTCCTGGCTCCCAGCGAAAATCAATGAAGGGCGTCAGGGCCACGGCCAACTCTCCGGACGACGACACGATTTCACGCATGAATGGCATGAGGGCCTTGTCCCGCGACCTCTACATGAACGCCCCCTTGGCCACGTCCATTCTTCAGCGGCACCAAACACTCAACATAGGCAGCGGCCTCCAGGTTCAGTCAGTGATCGACCGGGAAGTCCTTGGCCTATCTGTCGATGCGGCCGAGGCCCGCGAGAGGGAGCTAGAGCGCGAGTTTGATTTGTGGGCCGAGAGCACCTCAGCGGATTTCGATGGGGCTATGTGTTTCGGTGAGCTCCAGGCCCTAGGCTACTTCAACATGCTGCTCAATGGGGATTTTTTTTTCATGCCTGTGTGGCGCGAGCCTCAGGAGCAGGATTTCCCCTATGAGCTGTGCGTAAAACTTATAGACGCAGACCTGGTGCGCAATCCATCAGATGTCCCGGACGGCTCACTCTCCGGACAACAGAAAATACAGGGCGGCGTAGAAAAGGACGACAACGGGAGAGTCGTGGCGTTCCACGTGTGGGATACCTATCCGCATGAGTGGATCGCCGGCAAGGGGCTTGGCCAGTGCCGTCGCATTCCAGTCTACGACAATAGTGGCCGTCAACAAATCTTTCACGTCTATGATCCCAGGCGAATATCTCAACGCCGAGGCGTTCCCCTACTAGCCAACGTGGCAGACTCACTGAAACAACTCACCCGACTGTCAGAGGCAGAACTAATGGGGGCCCTTGTCCGGTCGTTTTTCACCGCGTTCGTTAGAGATGCCAGCGGTATGGGGGCCATGCTCGGTCCAGCGCTAACGCCAGAGGAGACAGTGGCCGGTGGCGGGCGCTATGGCCCGGATCAGCCGGAAACCGGTTCACGTGATCAGGATGATTCAAATGATCTAGAAATGGGCCACGGCAATATCGTTTATCTCGACGACAAAAAAGACATCACCCTGGCCGACCCCGGAAAAACTGATCGGGATTTCTCGAAATTTTGGAACGCTCTAGCGACCCAGATATGCGCCGGTGGGAACATCCCTGTAGAGCAGGCCATGATGCACTACACGACGAGCTACACGGCTGCCAGAGCGGCCGCTAACGACGTGTGGAGATACCGGCAGACAGCGCGAACTCTAATGGCGCGGCGTATGAATCAGCCTGTCTATATCGAGTGGATGACAGAGGCATCAATTCGCGGGCGTGTATCGGTGCCTGGTTTTTTTGATGACTACGCCACGAGGCGCGCTTGGTCTCGATCTCAATGGGTAGGCCCCGGCCAGGGGTCGCTCAATCCATTGCAGGAGGCCAAGGCCGATGTCGTTCATCTGAATTCAAAAACGACAACCCGCGAGGAGATCTACCAACAGAATCAAGGTGGCCGCTGGGAAACGATGTTGGACAAGCTAGCACGCGAGCAGCGGAAGATCGGAGATGCTGGTTTGTACGACCAACCAGACCCAAACGAAATCATCGGGCCCGATGGTCAAAAAGACGAGGACGAAGACGAGGATGAAACATCTCAGGATAATTGAGGAGATACAGCGCACCCCGTGGGCAATGACCATTCCATCATTTCGGGCAATGCTATCGGTTGTCGAGGGGATTGATCTAAAAGATACTGATCATAAATATTTTCACATCTTACAAGAGACCGAACGCGACCAGGCATTGGACGTGTTTGGGCGGCCGATACATGGAGCCCACTATGCAAGCGTCAATACCAATGTAGGGTACTTGATGATAGATGGCCCAATCACCCCGAGGGCCACGGTGTTCAACGATATTAGTGGGATGACCTCGCTGGATGTACTCACATCCGATTTTCAAAAACTTGAAGCGAATCCATTTATCGACACGATTGTGATGCTGTTTGATTCACCAGGTGGAGTAGCACAGGGGCTGTCTGATTTCAATTCTGTTGTTCGCAATTCCAAGAAGAAAACTATCGCGTACACGTGGATGGCTGCAAGCGCGGCATATTGGATGGCGAGCGCAGCGGATGAGATCGTGTCGTCACCAGATGGGATAGTTGGTTCTATTGGAACCGTGGCCACTGTTCGAGACTACAGAAAAGCTGATGAGAAACGCGGTATTCAAACTTTTGAAATAGTTTCAACCCAAAGTCCAAAGAAACGACCTGACCCGTCTACGCCTGAGGGACGCGATGTCATCCAGGAATTGGTGGATCAATTTGCAAATGAGTTTATCATGGCCGTTGCTTTTAATCGCAACACCACTGAGGAGGATGTTCTGAAGTACTACGGCAATGGCGCAATGGTACTTGCAAGGAATGCATTGACAGCAGGAATGATCGATTCAATTCAGCCGGCAGATGTATTCGCGCAGTCAGTCGTAAAAAAAGTAATTTCATATCAAATACCAAACGAAACGTATTCGGCTTCGGCCGAAGTAAACAACCAACCCACAAAAGTGGAGGGAACAACAATGAATATTGAAAAGCTGAAAGCCGAGCACAGAGATGTGTTCGACGAGGTTGTCGCTTCCGCCAAGGCCGAGGAGCGCGAAAGGATCAAAAGCATCGAGGCCCTAGCGGATAAGCTCGACAAACCACTTCCAAAGGTCAAAGAGGCGGTTCGGGCGGCAATCGATAAAAAGAAGTTTGACCAGGATGTGACGGAAAACTCCATGGCTGGTGAGCTGCTCGCAGTCATTACTGGCGCGCAAGCACAGGCCATGGAAGAGGTTGCAAATCCTCGAAGGGAGGCGGCTCAAAACGCCAAACACATCAGCAATGCGACACCAAAGGAAGTTGAGGCGAAAAATCCGAATGCGGCCAATGACGAGCAGATCGAAAGAATGCTTGCTGCATCCAAGGCGGAAGGGAGGATCCAATGACGGACACTACAACTGATTCAATCACTCGCGACAATCTTATCGCGATTGCCCCAAAAAATGAAAAGCAGGTAACTATTCCCGCTAGTCAGACGCTTACCAGAGGTACAGTGCTCGGCAAGATCACGCTCGGAACCATTACGGCAGCTGCGCTTGTCACCGGCGGGAGTGGCGGAGAGACCATTGGTTCCCTAGCTCTTCAGGCTAATCCGACAGCGAAAGTCGGAGCATACCGAGCTACCTGTATCGTAGCCGGGGCCACGGGGCTTTTCCAGGTCACGGACCCAAATGGAACGGTGGTCGGAATCGCCACGGTTGGAACGCCGTTTGTTGGAGGAGGCATCGGCTTCACTATCACTGATGCAGGCGGAGACCCAGAGGTAGGCGACTATTTCGTGATAACGGTAGCTGCTGGCGCAGGAACTCATATCGCCTGCGATATCGCGGCCGTCAACGGAGAGCAGGATCCTGATTGTGTTCTGTCCGAGGACGTAACAACCGTTGGATCAACACAAAACACACTTGGCTACACCGACGGAACATACCAATCGGCTGCGTTGGTTTTTGGTGGCAGCACGGTCTACACCGATGTCGAAGAGAAGATGCGGGACCGGAACATGTACATCAAAGCAACCAATGCCAATGCGAATTTAGGAGGCTGATAAAATGACTGCTGCAAACGTTCAAACGATGCTGGGCTATATTCGCCGGCGTCCAATTCAGTCGAGTTTTCTGCTCGACATGTTTGTGAAAGAGCGCAATGTGCACGCAACAAAATCTCTGGTCCTTGATCAGGTTTTCGGTGGTTCTGAAATTGCGCCATTTGTATCTAGAAAAAGCTCCGGTCACGTCGTTGGGAAAGACGGTTATACGTCTATCACCCACGTCACGCCGTACATCAAAGAAAAAGTGATCTACGATGAAGAAGACGCCGATATCCGTGAACCTGGCACCACTGGATTTGACGGGCTTGCATCTATAGATGCGCTCATCGCGAGAAATCTCGATAAGCTCGATCTTGGAATCGTGGGGCAAGAAGAGAGGCAGCTCGCCGAGGCTATCCAGGATGGCGTTGTCACCGTGTCCGGCGAGGGCGTGAGTTACACGATTGATTTTCAGCAGCTCAGCGCTCACAAGGTTGAGCTGACTGGCGCAAATCGTTGGCCAACGATCTTGGCAGCTGGCACGGCAACCGATCTATATGCCGCCGCCAATGCAAACCTGAGAACGTGGTGCCAGTTGCCAATGGCAAGCGGAAGCCCTATGCCGAACGTTTTAATCGGCGACGTCAACACAACGACTTTGATTAAGACCGCGTTTGCATCGCAGCTCGATAACCGTCGCGTGGATTACGGGAGAATCAAGCCAGAGCTGCTCGATAGGTACAACGCCACATACGAGGGGGATATATGGGGCACTGGATATAGTCTCAAGGTTTTCACATACCAGGGCTACTACAAGATAGATGGATCTTCTTCAAATTACATCGGCGATCATATTCTGGTGCTTGGCAACACCCAGGCCTACGTATCATTGGAATACGGAAAAATTTCCAACATGCAGGCAAAGGCCAATGGATTCCGAGGACGACGATTCCCGAACAGATGGATGGAGCCCGATGGATCGGCCGAGTATGTGACCCTGGAATCTGCCCCAATGATTCACCTTCGCGAGCCGCGCGCGTTTGTGCGTGCCCATGTAACAGCCGCAGCCTAGGAGGTCAGTTGTGCTTTGCAAAGTGATTAAAAATTGCACCGTGGTAAGGGACGACGAGAACCATTATCCAGAGTCGCAACCATTTGAGGTGGATGATTCTGCGGCGAAGCTCCTAATCGCTGAAGGTCTTCTTGGTCCAGCTGAAGACGTTGTCATGACGGAGTTATCTCAAATTGTATTACCGCCCCAGGTAACCATGGTGGAATCTACGCTGGATGATGTCAAGATGGCTCACGATCAGGTAGTCGACAATGTCGTAGAGCTCAGCAGCCTAACGAGTGTCACGGATGC